TTAATAAAAATGCGCTTACACAAGAGAACATTGAAACGCCAACAGATGTCAATTTAAACGACATCACTGAAGAGAACAAACGCTCTTCCAAGCTTCGCCGCATCGCTGCCTTTAGCAGTAAAGCTATGAGAAGCTCCAAGAAAGTAGTGTATAATATATACGTATTCGCTGCGCCCGTCAAGTCACTTAAGACATACCATGAAAAGAAGATATTATATCCTTTGCCGCATGGTATAAAATGTAGGTTACTTCTTCGCCGTGCCTATAGGGCACTCGGCATTAAATTAATGTCTGATGAAGAGTTTCTGAGAATAATCATTGATGAGAGCCACCTTAATAGATTAAGGGAAGAATATAGCATATATATTAGCACCCGCCTTGATAGACCTGAGAAAAATTACTTCGGTCTCAAGCAACAACTTTCAACCCGCGCTGATCCCTACGGATCACGAACAGGAAACATCCTAGCCCATCCTCATGAGGGAGCTAGAAGAACCGATGCTGCCGATATCATATCTTCGATATGTAAAGGAGCCGGTTATAATGAACACCAGTATCAGGCATCCGCTCAAAGAACAGGAGATGTCTATAGTCGTGAATACCATTGGCCACTCGACATGATAGTTAACCCTATGCCCTTCAAACCAGAAGATAATGACGCTATTGTAATGATAGACGTCGATTATTATGTCGACATGAACGCCTTCCTACTGAAACATAACCATCCAGTACTTTTGTATACTTTTCAACCTGAGACCACCGGTGGCTCGTACAACGAATATAATTTTGCATTTGATGCAGACAACAACGTTACGTATAGCCTCCAGGGAGCAACTACATTTAAACACAAGGTCTGGAATTATATTGGTGATGTAACACATGTATCGGGAGATATACCACGTTATTTTGAAGATAAACCTTTTTATAAAAGAATTTTCAAATATAATCGACGTAATCTCGTGACCAAAACATATCGCTTGATGAAGATATCACATGGATTGAATCGAGCAATTGTATGTTTGGTCCCACTGTATACATCTAGAGGCTATGACAGCATGTTAGTAAATATACTCATGCCTACAAAACCTCTGGAAACGTTATCAGTAGCTGAGCCAAATGGTTTCGCCAGGATGAAGATAATGAAGGATAACAAATTGTTTGTATCTACATCTTTCATAGACACGGCATTTTCATGCGTATTACCATACCATGTTGATGTTGAGCTATATAGTAAAGCTCAGCGAACTAATGCCTTGTACTATGCTAATGTTAAGAAAACAGTTGAAGCGCACAAAAATCTGTACAACACAGACTTTGATGCTGCTGCCGCTTCAGAAATAGTTTTAACCTATAGACTTAGTGAGCAATCCTTACATCCACTCACACTGGTTGATGCACCCCTATTATTATCCAAGGGTGTGCACCATTTTCTTGTACACAATTCTCCTTACGAAAGTAACGAGGATATCACAAAACCTACTATGTTGAGTTTTATGAAGCCTATTATTGATCTAGCTCTCGCACCTATCAAGAACACCACTGCTGAAAAGCAGGCAATTCATGAGCGAGTCTTCGATAATACAAAATTAAAACAACCCAATTGGTTCACTATGTTTTGCAACGAATTTATAGATTTTATAATCCCTGATTCTATAGCATACACAATTGAGCCTGTTACTATGGACATAGTGTATGAAAGACAAAATTCACCTTCACAGAAGGCAATTTTAAATCGTGCCCAAGTACTGAGCATACCTGCCAAAGGATTAACAAAATCTTTCCTTAAGACAGAATCGGTACTTAAACTGGGACCAGCTCGACTGGTTTCTACCGCAGATGACTACACTAAATTACATAGTTCAACATTTATGTATGCACTAGCAGACCACTTGAAAACTTTCGATTGGTATGCTCCAGGTAAATCACCTCTGAAGATCGCACAACGTATAGTTAATATATGTGAAGACGC